CCACAACGCACAACTGCATCTCAAATCTTCGCAGATGAGATTGAACAGGAAGTTAAGGCTCAACCTCTAATGGAAGATCAAGAGGAGGAAGAACAAGAGGTAACAACTGTGTATGTTGAGACTCCATCGGCTCCTCCTGTGACACCTGTGCAACAGATTGCGGTTGCTCCACAGGCTGCTCCACCGGCTCCTGCGAAGAACCGTCGTCGTGTCGCTGTAGCCTAGACCAAACACTTGAGTCTACCGGTGGATGATGTAGTTTGAAATCAAAATCCACAAAGAATATTTTTTCCTTGTCCGGGAAATCCAGATACTGCAGTATAGACTTGCACCCTGGTAGTTGACGCAGTGACTTGCGACCACACTCGGTGCATGTATAGATGATTGGTCGAAGCACCAACATACTGGGTGTGACAATACGCACAGGTCCACACAAGCAGTGTTCCAAGAAGCGTTCAGGGGTGGTCCATTCTTCATTCACATAACGGTCAAACACATGACGAGGGAGTTTCGACCAGAGTTCATCTTGTTCGGTCCATCCAGGTTCTTGAAGCAAGGTTCCAAACTCAGAGTCGTGAAACCATAAGACTCGCATGTCTGCATGGTCAGCCAGTGAATGCTCTGCGCATCCAACTCGTTCTAAGGAATCGTTGTATAACCAATACACATCTGCGTGGTCATACGAAGGGTCTCGTGTTCCGCGATAGACTTCCTGACCGTCCATCATCCAGGTATCCGCTACGACATCCAAATCATTTTCGGTGATGTCGGAGGAAATGTTCGTGTATAAGAACTCGGGGTGCAGCCGTGAAAACATTATTGAATGGTTAGTTTACGCAAATGAAACTGAAACGCAGACATCGTGACGACAGACTGTCTTGGTTGCCGAACGAGATAACTCGTGGCGTTTGCGTCGTCCCTCGGCCGCTTGAAGGGTGGTTGAACACTCGTCCATATCCTTTTGAATGTCATCGTAGTGCGTCTCAAGGTAATCCAAAATCTCATCCTGAATCGCCCACTCGAAGAAACTGAGTTGTCCTACTGTGGTGTTCAGCTCCATGAACTGGATGCGCTTCCAACGACAGAACGGGTCAAACATCTTTTTGCTATACGCTTTGAGATGTGCTTTATAGGCGAGATACACGATGACATGTCGTCCAGTCTTGGTGACAAAGGAAATGTTATGCTTCTTTGCATAGTTAGTGACGAGCCAATCAATGAGTCGTAAACTGATTTTAGACTGACCCGAGAGAATGGTCTTCACCCGAGCGAGTACTTCGGGATTACTATAGAATCCCGCGAGTCGATGTAGAACGAGTTGGTCTTTGCTTTGAATCTCCATAGTGGGTTTAGTTGCGCTCATTGAAAATGCCTTTTATATATAATGTCGGCAATGTATCTTTCATCCGTCGGAGCCGATCTCAAGGAGATTGAACCTCATACACGCGAACTAGGGAAAGTCGTAGAGGAAATGAAGAAGAAACTTGTCACCGAAGTGCGAATACTTGAAGGCACTGAGGTTGAATCGTATCTTACAGTGAGGACTGCCCTTGAAAACGAACTTTCAACTACGAAGCTTACAGAAGAACAATGGAAGAGCGCCTTACCCAGTGGTTGCTCGACAACCGACCCTATACCGGATTCAAACGAAGACTCCGAGACTTCATCTTGTTTTGCAGGACTCTTGAACCACGATTGCCGTTTCGTCTTCTTAAGCAACAGGTCTACGCCATCGCCGACAGACTCATGCTCGGGGAAGTCGGTCGACTGTGGGTGCGAGACCGGTGCTACGAACGTGTGTTGCGAATGTATGGAGCGAACGACCAGCGGACGGAGGCCTGGCACGCCAAACGAAGTGAAATGATTACAGCTTCGGAAGTCTATGGAGTCTTCGGCTCTGAATCGGCACGACGAGAAGTGATGATGCGAAAGTTGGAACCCAAACCTCCTGGCGAAGGAAATGCCGTAGCTGCATTGTTGTGGGGGACACGCTTCGAACCGGTTGCAAAGAAGATTTACGAAGAGCGAACCCAGTGCACGATTACCGATGTATCGTGTGTTCAACATCCTCGTTACACGTTTCTAGGCGCATCACCCGATGGATTGATTGTGCCGAACAGTGATGACCCAAAACGGTATGGTCGACTTGTCGAGTTCAAATGTCCTATTAGTCGTGCAATGAAAGCTGAGATTCCACCTGGATACATTCACCAGATGCAGATGCAAATGGAATGCACGGGCATCGACGAATGTGAGTATGTTGAGTTCCGATTCAAGCAAGTGAACTATTCGGAATGGGTTCGAAGCACTGAACAAAAAGGAGTGTTCACAGTCTACGAATCAGGAAAGGTTGTCTATGACAAAGACATCTATGAAGATACGACACAAGTCATCTATTGGTTACTGACCTCCATCAAGGAAGACTTTGTGCCCAAGGACCCAGAGTGGTTGCCTAAACATTTGGAAGGATTGACACAGTTCTGGAATGAAGTGTTGGAGCACCGCAAACAAGGAACATTGCCTCCTAAAACAGAACTTAAACAGGTCGCGTCCTTGGATATATAAATGTTTTACCTACAGGAACAATCGTTAAAGACCGAACTACCTATTTTTCAAAGGCTGACAACTCGTGGACTCTTTTGTCCTGAAAAACAACTTGCCTATGACTTTGCCAATACTGGAGTCTACGAACGATCACTCATCGATTGGGCATTAGCGATGATGGATCCTACCAAAGTCTTTATCGATATCGGAGCGCATATAGGAACGTGGACGCTTCCCTTTGCAAAACAGTGTGCAGGTGTTCATAGTTTTGAATGCTGCCCACGAACCCATAACTTTTTATGTGCCAATGTCGCATTGCGAGGACTCGATTATGATGTCACAATCCATAAGACTGCATTGGGAAATCATACTGGAACACTTCCCTATTATTTTAGGACGGAAGACGGAGGTGGAAATAGCTGCATTGATTTCAAGGATAAAGTCTGTGAGTCAATCCAAGTTCCGATTACAACCTTGGATTCGTTCAATCTCAACAACATTGGTCTCATCAAGATTGATGTAGAAGGCTTTGAAAAGGAGGTGTTTGAAGGCATGCAAGAAACCCTCAAACGAAACGGATATCCACGTATCTTCTTTGAGTCGTGGGCGGACTATCGTGAACGCGAAGGAATCCCTGCAATCAAACTGCGCGCAGAGTTGTTTGACTATGTTCGTTCGATTGGGTATGATGTTATTCCAGTGCGCGGATGGGAAGAAATGTTCATTGCCGAACGAAACACTGACACCACTTCGACCTAGGACTTGCAAACTTTCGATTCCATTCGTCAATCGTATATTGACTGCCCATACTCATGTTACATCGACTACAAATCGGAACTAGATTGTCGACTGTAGTCTTACCGCCTTTGCTTTCTGGAATGTTATGTCCACATTGGAAATCAAAGACGTTGATTCGGTTGGTGCACCATGTCACTTTACATTTGCTATCGAACTTTTGACCGATTTGTTGAATCCAGACCTGTTCGCGTAAGGCTTTAGGAATCGTTGCTTTTCGAGGACTTTTTTTAAACACATCTGACACTCTCGCATGAAACACCATACTTTCTTATACAACATACGATGTATATTGGTTCACTCGGAAAGGTGTCTCAATCCCGTGGATAGACCCCTGATTTGAGGAGATAGGGTCTAGGTGATTCGTTCGTTGCTTATACGAAGAATCTTCAACCGCAAGTGTACGTGCAAACTGTGTTCGGTCTAAGAACTCGGGTTGGAATCGTTCAGTTGTTTTCATCACTACGAGGACAGTCACTAGAAACGCAGCTGCCAGTAAAAGCCACTTCGTCATTATCTTTGTTCACGAAAAAACGAACAGCTTTCTGTCTAGAGGAAAGGATAAGTATGGACGAAGACAAAGCACTCGAAACTTTGCGAACAATGCTAGGACGCCGTGGTCTGGATACAAAGACTGAACGAGTTGTGACAGATGGCATTGAGAATGTCAACTTATATACCCTTGGAAACCAACTGGTCGTGTTCAGTCAAAAAGCCAAGGGTATGGTGGAGAGAGATGTAAACAAAATCGTCGACTTTGCAGATGGAAATGACTATACCAATGGAATCATCATTGTAGCCTTGGTTCCACCGTCTGAGAATGTATTGAAGATCATCAAGCAAATGACCAAGGATCGATTGATTCAGTTCTTCCACAAACGACAGCTTCTGTTTGATATCACCACCCACCGTGCTGCAATGCCTCATCGAATCCTTAAAGAGGAAGAGAAGACCGAAGTGTTCAAGATGTATAACATCAACACACCCGACCAACAACTCCCATGGATTGACTCACAAGACCCGATGGTGAAATGGATTGGTGGACGACCGGGTGATGTGATTGAAGTGAATCGGCATAGTGATGTTGCAGGTGCGCAGCTATACTATCGCTATTGTGTTCCCGATGTAAATATTGCGTAAGAACAATGGATGTTTTACAAGCGAAGTATACAACCCAACTTGCTGAATATGATGCATTGACAGCACAAGCTATTCAATCGGATGACGTAACTGCGATTCCTCAAATTCGTGCGAAGAATGTTCAAATCGCGGCAACACTCAATGAGATGATTACGAGTCTGACCTTTTTGAAACAGAATACAACGTCAACTGTCAAACAAGAGCGTGATGCACTGATTCAAAAGCTAGTCCAAATCCAAAACGATTATAACAGTCTCAATAAATCTAAAGATACCCTTGAAACGTTGCGCCGTATTCGTCAACAAGTAAACTATGATGCACAGTCTCAACTTCGACTCTATTTGTTGTTCTTTTTATTGTTTGCTCTCTGTATCGTGTTCTATGTAATGTTCATGGCTCAAAAGAAAGATACAACAGCTGCAAGTGCAAGCACTCCGCCAATGATGGCAGCTTTGGTATAGTAGATTGAGTCATCTCGAACCACTTCTTGTTTCGATATCATCTCGCCTTCGTAGACATCATGTAGCTGAGGTCCCTTTGTGCGTGCATCTGCAATCTCCTTCTGAAACTTGGCAAGTTCAGGGTTGGTTTGCTCATAGTTTTTTGCAAACTGATCGATAAAACTTGAATCATTCTGAATGTTTTGCTGTAAGGTTTTAAGGTAATCATTTAACCATTTTTCAGCCACCTCTGCTTGTTGTTTATAAGTGGATTGTCCAGTCACCTTATATTCTAACAAACTGAGTTTGTATTGTGTCAGTACACTCTCAAACTGGCTCGTCATTATCTTGTTTGTTAGTAAACAAAATGCCCGTCAGTTCTTTCCTTGAACTCAATACACCAAGACACGTCCGCCTAACCACAGATGCCTCGGAACATACTCGTTACCTTCGTATGGCTGCCACTGTTGCACCGTATGTTCGTAACGGCGTTTCAGCTGCACCTACATTAGGGTGGAAGTCCAACGAAGTTTCTGCTTCAGCTCGTATCGCCGCTCCATTGTATGGTATTCTCAACGGTTTTCTCCCGAACCGTAATTAAGGGAAATGGGTCAATCATTATCATGTCCGCCTGGGTTTGAAAAGGGTTCGTTATTCACATGTCATGCTACATGTCCACCTCGATTCAAATACGTTCAAGAATCTGGGGGCGGAACAGGTCCACCTATCTCAAAGTGTGTACACAAACGTTACAATCAGCTGTCGTTTACATTAACCTTACTACCTCAACTTGAAGAAGGAGAAGAACCACCGTCGACCTTTGCAACTGAAAAAGGACGGGTTGAAGACGAAATCATACGAGTGGATAGTGAACTCGATGATTTGGTTGCATTGAAAGAAGTGAGTAGTCAAAAAACCAAACATGTGAATGAATATTCGCGTATTCAATCTAGCTATGTGGACTTCAAAGATACAACCGATGTTATTGATACATTGAAAGAAGTCAAATCGAGTTTAAATACGATGCGACCCCCAACTGCTCCGTCGTCAGACCTTGAAAAAGAACGCAAAGCTATTCTATTGATTGGAACCCAAGACCTCTTCTTTATTCAGTTTTCACTCTTCCTTTTGATCTTAGTGTTTCTTTCCTACTTGACACTTCCGACAGACACTGCACATGTTTTATCATTTTTGCTCTTGTCTGTGGGTATCTCCATTGGTTTCTTTCTAACAAGATGAGTAATGGGAGGTAATCAATCCTTGTTTATGCCAAAATGCCCACTGCCTTTTGAAAGTGCAGGCAATTTCTCGTGCGTGATGTCATGTCCGACCGAGCGAGGCTATGAACGACGACCTATCAATGGAGGGTTTCAATGTGTCTACAGAAATGATCCTAAACACTCTACGACGTTGAACACGGTCTCTGCAGTCTTCTTTGAAGGGACGACTCTTCAACAACTTCAAAGCACGAATCCAACAGCGTATAGTGAGTTTCTAAAGGAAAAAGACCGATTTACAAACGAACTTGTAATCCTCGATGGAAAGATTGATAAGGATACGAAGCTTCGTGACGCATTTCAAAAACTCCAAGATGCCGAGAATGTTCGAGACCAAGTGCCTGATGCCTATCAGCAGGCTCGTTCTACGTATTATACTCTGAAAGATGGAGAGAGATGGAAAGAGGCTGAAAAGGAACGTCTTTTGAAAGCCGAAGTCAATCCAATCGTTCAAAAGATGGTCGACACCAAGAACTCTGCAATGCGTCAATACGAGAATCAACGAAAGACGGTCGATGTAGTGAATGGATTGAAAGACAAAGTGTTGTCGCTCAAAGATGAAGTGAAGTATGCAGCCGATACCTTCAAGGATCAGATTAGTAAAGTCGAGAATGCGATTCAGCGCGAACGTAAACTTCGTACAAATAAGCCTGACCTGAACATATGGGATTGGTTTGATTCAATCCTGAACATTCTGATTGTAGCATCGTTGTTATATGTGATGTATACGATGTATCAAAAGTATGTAGAGCGTTCGCGGTTAAGCTCGTATGGAAGTATCTAGTAGAACATCAATGGAAATCACAGACCCTCGAACTGTCTTAGACTTTCAAAAAACAACCTTTTGTGGTCATATCCGTTCGCATGTTACGAAGGTTCTCCTTCAGAACATTCAACTCGGTCACGCAGATTATGC